TATACACCAACTTAATTAAAAATATAGATAATGAAGTAAACATTATAGAAGAAAAAGCTAGGGGAGAAACTGATGAAAGCAAAAAAAGTGCTGCAGCTTCCCAAGTAGCAGCTCTACGTCAACAACAACGCCAATTTCAAACAGCTAGTGATCTACTAAAATCTGGTGAACAAGAAACAATATCACGTGTTTCTTTAACTAAAACACGTTTGACTGACGCAGAGAAACAAGGTGTTATAGAAGCAGCCACAAGGACAGTTCCGCTTATTCAGGCTCAATCTCGGGCCGAAGAGGTTATAGCAGCCCAGTCAGAACAAAACAGATTGTCAAAAGAAGCCACAGAACAAACTCAAAAAGAATTAAATAGACTCTATGATAGAGCATCTATAGAATTAAAATTACAGTCAGATTTAGCAGGATTGATGGAGACCAAAAAGAGTCAAGAACTCGATTATGAGTCTCAACTACTAGAAATAGCACTCAATAAGGGCACAATATCAAAAGATGACTATGCACAACAGCAACGCGCCCTACAGCTCAAGAAAATAGAACTAGAGTACCAAAAAACTTTAGCTGATCTAGACAGAGACAGAAGAAAACAGCTGTTAGATCTGCAAAAAGAATTTATGGATAAAAGTGGTGGCACAGGAGATATGAGTGCTCTCAGTCCCGAGGATGCTGCTTCTCTTTTCCAAAGAGCAGACGCAATTAAAGTATACTACGATGCCGCAAGTTCTGGAGCCCTAAATCTTAAAAACCAACAAACAGGTTTACTATCTCAACAAGAAATATTACTAGACCGTCAACAGGAATACGGCAAAATTTTTGAGAGCACGTTTGACAAGATGGCCGACGCCATAGTTCAATTTGCTCAAACCGGCAAATTGAACTTCAAAGACCTGATTAACTCAATGTTAGCAGACCTGCTTCGTTATGAACTACGCCTGCAAATGATGGCTATGTATCAAAGCATGCGGCCTGGGTTGATGAACCTTGTTAGTCTTGCATTTACCGGACAGGCTTCTCCAGGTATGTCACTCCCACCTCTAGAATTTGCAATGGGTGGCGCTTTCGACGATGGCGTACGTAAGTATGCCAAAGGCGGGATGTTTACCAACTCCATCGTCAGCCAACCTACCCTATTCCGTTTTGCCAAGGGCACCGGTCTGATGGGTGAAGCCGGCCCTGAGGCGATCATGCCTCTCAAACGTGATCAACAGGGCAACTTGGGTGTTCGTGGTGGTGGAGGGTCCGTAGAGGTGGTTGTCAACAACTATACTACAGCCCCGGCCGAAACTCGTGAAACTACAGACAGTCGCGGCAACCGCCGTATTGAAGTGGTTGTAGGCGACATGACTGCTGGCGAGGTAACACGTGGTGGCAGCTCAACAAATCGTGCTATTACAAACACCTTTGGCATGAAACCACAATTGATAAGGAGATAAACTATGGCATATACCATAACCTGGCCAACAACCTTGCCACAGGTACCTCAAAAAGGGTATACTGAAACTGGTGGCGTGTTGGTGGTCAGGACTCCAACCGACAGTGGGCCTGCTAAAATGAGAAAGCGCGGCAACCGCCCTCAAACTCTTGTGTTGAGTTTTTTAATGACCACTGCCCAAGTCACCAGCCTAGAAACGTTTGTAAAAACCACCATTCAGGGCACTGTTCGCTTTGGATTTCCACACCCACGACTGGGTGTGGTGTCTGAAGTTCGCATTGTTCCGCAGGGAGAGGGTGACTACTACACACTGAGTTACGTGGCCCCCGGATACTACACAGTTAACCTTACCCTAGAAGTATTACCATGACCAGAATGACTACCATGACACCAGGTGCTATTCGCGCCTTGTTTTCAACAGACAGCCCCAGCGACCTCTTTACTCTGTTAACTTTTTCTACGGCCTTTGTTGCAACAGACATGGTAGTAGGAGAAGAGTACGTAGTAGAAACTGTGGGCACGACCAACTTTGTAACACATGGTAGTTCTTCCAACACTGTGGGTACTGTTTTTACTTGTACTTCTCCAGGTGTGGGTACGGGCACAGTAACAAAAGAAATAAGATTGTGTGACAGTTATACCACCAGAATAAGTGAAAATAACACAGATGTGATGTACGGTGTTGTTAGCCGTTCCAAAAACTATATCTTTTTGCCACTAGAGATTACTCTGCCGCAAGAAGACGAAGCACAAGCTCCTCGTTGTTCAATAGTAATACGAGACGTTACTCGCTACCTAATACCTGTTATTCGCGAACTCAAAGAACCTCCAAAAGTAAAGCTGGAGCTGGTATTGAGCACCACGCCAGACGTGGTAGAAGTAAGCTTTGATGGGTTTTATGTAACCAACTTTACTTATAATCGTGATCAGGTAACCTGTGAGTTACAAATGGTAAACTACGAACGTGAGCCATTTCCAGTTCACAGCTTTAATCCCTCAACTTTTCCAGGACTGTTCTGATGTGGTCAAATAAATATCTAGGAATACCCTATCTTTCCCACGGACGTGATGAAAGCGGCATTGACTGCTGGGGATTGGTGCGACTGGTCTATAAACAAGAGTACAACATTGACCTTCCAAGTTTTGTTGACAGCTACTTGGAAGACGACAGAATTCGTAGTGAAGAACTTATTGCCCAATACCGTGAGGGCTGGGAAGAGTTGAATGAACCTGTAGAGGGTTGCGTTGTTGTGCTCCGAGTAATGGGTCACTTGAGCCATGTAGGAATCTGCATCAACAATCGCCAGTTCCTACACGCCCAAGCCGGCAGCGGCAGCAGCATTCAAGACTTGGATGGTATCAAATGGTCTCGCAGAGTGAGTGGGTACTTTCGTTACCGTGAGAAGTGCAATGTGGTATTGAATGCAGTGCCACACCCACTCAAGACTGAGCGTGTGGTAATGCCGGTTGTTCCAGGTACTACCCTGGAAGAACTGTACTCAAAAGTTCGCGAACAGTACCCCGTAGCTAAAGCCCTGGAGAGCACCATTCACATCTTTGTTAATGGCGTTTTAGTTCCACGTGTAGTGTGGAACACCACTGTACTACAACAAGCAGATACAGTGGAATACCGCAGCGTACCACAGAGGGAAGCTGCAAGACTGGTACTAACTCTAATTGTAGCCTATGTGGCTTATCAAATTGCTGGACCTGCAGGAATAAAAGCAGCAACTGCCGCTGGCTATTCAACAGCAGCAGTACAGGTAGCAGGAGCACTAGCAGCCACAGCAACTGTTATCGTAGGTACTGCACTAATCAATGCAGTGTTACCAATCCGACCACCTACTCAGAACGACCCAGGCAGCAGCGAAGCCCAACTCATGGTGAGTGGCGGCCAAAACCAGGCTACTCCATACGGCGGTATTCCTGTGGTGTTGGGCAAGGTCCGCATGACGCCGCCACTGGGAATGAACAGTTTCGTTACGTTTGACAATGTGGGCAGCAAGAGTACTAGTTTCTTAAACATGATGCTGGTATGGGGCTATGGACCACTGAGTATAGATGAAACCTCATTTTTGGTTGGCAAAACCAATTTAAGTGACTACACTGGTGTGGTACAAGAAACCATCAACTATCAGGCAACCCCCGGTGTTGGCGAACTTGAAAACTTTACAAACATAGTTGCAGGTGACGTAGTTCAAAACTACAGTGGATTGGAGTTGGTGGCTGGTGGTTACCGTAGTGTTGCAAGAGACGTTGACCAAAATACTTGGACTAATACTTACGACAGCAACAACAACTACTACATGAGGCAACGAAGTGTTAGCGGTACATTCCCTAACAACGATTACTGGAACACTTGGACGCCTTTAACAGAGAGTGTCCAGGAATGGGATAGTGAGGGCAACTCAACCACAGTTCAAAAGACGCAACAAACCTCAGAAGTGTTTCAATTTGTTGGTGGCACAGAAAACTGGACAGAGAGCACATTTACACAACCACTACAACGAGCAGTGCTTGCTATATCCTTTCCACAAGGACTGCGTAAAATCAAAGTCAAGAGTGGAAAAACAGAGTCTCATACTGTTGAGTTTCAAGTCCAGTACCGCTATAGAGCGACTGCTTCAACTTGGGAAACCGATTGGACACCACTATCCAACGTTTCTATTACCAGAAACGAAAAAGACGGGTTTACTCACGTTGTACCATACAACCTGTTAGATACTACAAAGCTGGGTATTCAATATAAAATAAAAAGAGTAACAGACAGCAATGGCGAGCCAAACGAAGACGATAGGTTGATTCATACCAGCGTATTGCATTCGTTTACAGGCTACTCGGACTACAACGAAGACGGAGTACCGTACCCAGCACACTCTTGGGCGCCAAAGAGGCCACTAAACACAAAGGTGTGTAAGACCGCTATTAAAATTCAAGCCACAGATCAGCTCAACGGAAATATTGAGGGTATCTCGGCACTTGTTCAAACCATTTGCCCTGTATGGAACGGGTCAAATTGGGTAGACGGTACCCCTACCAGCAATCCTGCCGCACTTTTCCGATATGTTTTAACTCACCCAGCAAACCCTCAAAGAGTAGAGTTGTCAGAGATCAACACAAAAATAGATCTTGCAGCGCTTCAAGACTGGTACAACTACTGCCAAAATTATCAAATAAAAACAGGACCTTCAACTTTTGTAAATAAAGCACTGGAGTACAACAGCGTATTAAGTCAACAAAAGAGTGTGTTGGAAGTGTTGAGAGATATTTGCGCGGCCGGCAGGGCCAGCCCTGCAATGAGAGATGGCAAGTGGACTGTTACAATTGATCGTGAACAATCCACAGTAGTACAACACTTTACTCCTCACAACAGTTGGGGTTTTGAGAGCGTGAAAGCACTGCCACGGTATCCACACGCTTTTAAAGTGCAGTTTTTAAATGAACAAGAAAACTATCAACCAGACGAAATAGTACTACCAGCAACAGGTTATACAAGACAAACTGCCGAACTTTTTGAAACTATTTCTCTACCAGGCGTAACAAACAAAGACCTTGCTCTTGATTTTGCTCGTTGGCACTATGCTCAAATCAAACTGAGACCAGAGGTCTTTACCATCAACACAGACATAGAGTACTTGGTGTGCAACCGAGGTGACCGTGTCAAAGTATTGCATGATGTACCAATGTGGGGATTGCAGAGTGGCAGAATCAAGAACAGATTGCGCAGCGACATATTTGAACTAGACGAAGAACTGCCGGTTGTAGAAAACAAGAGCTATACTGTCAGATTTCGTGGTGTAAGCGACACAACAGGCGTATTAAACACAGAACGCCAATTAAAAACCACGTTTGCTGTAACAAACTACAATACCCTAAGCGGCAACAGAGTTGTACTCACTCTAGGAGCTCATCCATTAAACGTGGGAGACAGAGTAGCAGTCACACTGCCCAGCGTTACAGTAGGCTCAAGTACTGTTAACTTGTCACTGTCAACTGCTGTGGTCACGGCTGTTACATCAACCACTATTACATACGTATTTACTAGTTTCTTACAAACTCAGCCACTAACTGCTGTAACTGGAACTATCAAGTTAAAAGACGGTTATTACACCAAAGTACAAACCACTGCTACTACTACCACAACCGAAGCAGGCAACAACGACCTGTTTATGTTTGGAGAACTACAACAAGAAACACAAGACTTGGTGGTGTTATCAATTGAACCTACAAGTGGAGCTAAAAACGCCAGAATAACCTTTGTAGATTATGGTGTACAGCCAGCTGTTTCAGGAGTTACTCCAGGCTACAACATCTTTACAGATTACTGGAACTATACAGGTTTAGCATACTTTAGTAATATATCAAACACTCCTCAACTGCAGTTGGATGATATTGGTGATAAAGTACCCGTGATCTTATCTGACAGAATAGTCAGTGATGAAACGGTAATGACTCGCCTGTCCACAGACACTTTTGTAATCAGTGCTTTAGTACCTTTTGTACCAGACTTTACACTACCAAAAACAGTTACCCACGTACAGGGTCAGATTGACCTTGTAGGAGGAAACGAAACCTATAAGTTAGTAGCCACTGAGTTAGATAAAGGCAGTATTACTTTTGATAATGTAGAAGAGCAAGTTACTTACAGATTTAGGCTGAGGTACGTTGCATATGATGGCAGAGTGGGCAACTGGAGCGACTGGGTAACTCACCAAGTAGTGGGCAAGTTTACACCTCCACCAGATGTAACAAATCTTGAATATCAAATTATTCCTACGGGTATTGAGTTCAAGTGGGCAAGGCCAAATGTGGTAGACTACAAGGCTACTATTATTAAAGATATTACTGACGAAACTTGGAATACCGGAATTAAACTGTTTGAAGGCAACGCTACAACTTGGACTTGGAATGGGGGAGACACTGGCACGTATATTTTTGCCATACGACACATTGATCAGGCAAATATATTAAGTACTAATAATAGTACTCTAGAAATAGACTATACTGATATAAATTTACTAGCTGTGCGTGTAGAATTGGACAACGATACTCACAATATACCAGCAAAAGCAGACGGTACAGATCCTGTACTATCACTTAGTGGTACATCTATTAAGGTGTACCAAGCAGGCACCCTATTAAAGTATGATGGTGTAGGGACCGCACCGGGGCGTTGGAAAATATTGAGCAAAACTGATACTAACCTAGTTAGCGGTACTGTCCAAGGAGTAGTGGATAGTGTTAATGGTGATAATCAGGCAATTGTAAACGATTTGTCTAGTTTTTCTACTACACAGGATACGGGACAAATAGTTTTTACTATTAGTGGAAAAACTACTACAGAAACTGATTTTACAATAACTAAAGCCCAAGGCTTTTCAAAAGTAAAAAATGCAGCAGACAGTACGATCTATAGAATTGTACTGAGTACAAAAGTACTATATAAAGATAGCCCTGACAATACCACATCAGGAACCTTTTCACAATTATTGGGTGGTGCTAGAAAATACGTTGGCAATACTGTTACCAATTTTGGCTACTTGGGAGTAACACCCTACATTGGAAATACCGCAGGTACTGAGAGTAGAGTTTTTGTAGGAAGCAGTGACGGCACACTATTCAGTCCAGCATCCACAGACCAAAGCACCAAATATTTGATAAGATTGTACGAAACAAATACTAGCACAACTGTGTTGGACGCTGAAGAAGTACAAGTAGTATTTAAAGGAGCAGCTGGCCCGCAAGGACCACAAGGACCACAAGGACCACAAGGCCCAGCCGCGGATTTGAGTAGTAAACTAGATAAGCAGAGCACTTATATTTTAGGCACTACCAGTGGTACCAATGAGATCAGCTTAAAAACCAGTGGTTATGACAGTGGTAGTGGACTGATTATTACTAACACTGGTTTGTTAGGTAAAAAAGCTGGATCAACAACCTTTGCTATAGACAACAATGGTGATGCTACTTTTGTAGGTACAGTAACAGCTAACTCAGGTAGTTTTGG